CTTAAACAAGCTAACTTATACCACGTTGATACGGTAGAGGCTAGAAACTGGGAGATAATGGTACACGGTACTAACGTAAAAGTTGTAGCGGTAGCAGGATTAAACGGAACGGATAGAATTTTCTTAGCTGAGGCTTCTAACTTATACATGGGTACTGATTTACTTAACGATGCTGAGGACTTTTCAATTCGTTATTCAGAGGACAACGACGAGGTTAGAGTTAAACAAAAGTTTAAGGCAGGTTTCCAAGTTGCTTTCCCTGAGAGAATAGTATCTAACTAATAAAATGAGGGAGGTTAATAGCCTCCCTTTATTATAAACTTTTAAAAATATATATATATGAGTTGCGTATTAAACGGAGGTATTGCGATAGGTTGCGACGAGAGTACGGGAGGTATTAAAACTGTTTATATTGGAGCGTTTAACGAGTCTACGGCTTTCACTTATGACGCTGAAAGTATTATCGACACAATAACAACAACGGAGGACTTTTATACATTCAAGTTCAAACCTCAGACGGCATCTTTAACCGAAGAGGGTACTCATTCAATTGAGAACGGTACGACTTTCTACACTCAAAATGTAGCTATGAACTTTCATAAAATGGATGCTACAAAAAGGAATAGAGTTTTAGACCTTGCATATGTACCTACACACGTAATTGTTGAGACTCAAAACGGAGATTATTGGTTTGTTGGTTTAAAAAACGGGGCTAATTTAACCGCTTCGACGGCTGCGACTGGTCAAGCTTACGGAGACTTAAACGGTTACACGGTTACGCTTACGGCTTTAGAGCCTAAAATGGCCTACAAATTATCTCAAACGGCTTTCGATAGTTTGACAATAGTATAATAAACTAAGATTTATACATATTAGCTTAAAACCCCGTCTATATAGATGGGGTTTTTTGTTGAATTATTGTATATTAAATACTTATAATAATAAAAATATGTTAAGACTTAAAAAGAAATACGTTAATAAGAATATGTCTAACGGCATATTAGGAAACTTTAACACCTCAGAAATAAACGAAAGTAATATTTATAAGTATATTAAAGGGGGGTTTAGTCATATATTTGAAGAGGTTAAAGAAAAGAAAAAGTCTAAATGATTTATTTAAAACAAAATAATGTTAACACCGTTATATTGACACTAACGGAAAAGACTACTATAACATCGCCTTTTTATTTGTTCGAGTTTGTTTCTAACAGTACAAAACAAACAGTATATTTCACGGGTTCGGATATATCTACTAATAAAACTAGATACAATGAATTTAACATTGAACTTACAACGGGAGTATCTGACTTATTAAATAGCGTTTTAAACTTAGACCCTAACGGCTTTTACTCTTATAGTGTTTATTCGCAGGAAAGCCCAACAAATTTAGACATTAATAATATAACCGAGCTTGTCGAAACTGGCAAGGTTTATGTAGTTCCCGAATTTGAAGAGACAAAGACGGTATATTTAGACGGTCAAAAAACTAAAATAGTTTATGGAGAGTAACGAACAAAGAATTGAATTAGGTAATTTTTTCGCCTTTAGCGTAGATAAAAAAGAGAATACGCCTACTTTCTCAGAGAGTCGGGCTAAGTGGATTAATTACGGGGAGGATAATTTATACCCGAACTACTTAATTGATTTGATGAATAAATCATCAAAACATAATAGCCTTATTCGTAAAAAGGTTAATATGATAGCGGGTAATGGTTTTAAAGACAACCCCGCTTTAAGTAATTTTATAGAAAACTTAAACGGTGAGGAGGACTTAAACGACATTTCTTTTAAGCTTGCTTACGACTTAACAACTTACGGGGGTTTTTCATTCTCTATAACGTGGGATAACGAGCGTAAGGGCATAGCTCGCATTAACTTTGTAGATCATTCAAAAGTTAGGTTGGCAAAGATGTTAACAAGCTCAGAGGATGAGCCTATAAAGGGAATGTATAAAATGCAAAAAGACGGGGTTAACTTTTACTATACTTCGTCAGATTGGAGCAAGTGCAAAAAAGACCCTCATAAGCCCGTATTGTGGCAGGGGTTTAGCGATACTTATAAAAGCGAAGCGAATCAATTAATTAGCGTTAACGAATACCGTGCGGGCGTAGATTATTATACATATCCCGACTACATTAGTTCGGTTGACTGGATAGAATTGGATAAAGAAATAGCAAACTTTCATTTGTCTAGCGTTCATAATGGGTTTACTCCTAGTATGATTATATCTTTTAGAGGCGGTATTCCAACCGAAGAGGCTCAGAGAGAAATTAAAAAGAAATTAAAAAAACAATACGGAGGCTCTGACCATGCGAGCGAGGTTTTTGTAACTTTTTCAAAAGACGTTAATACTTCGCCTGAATTTATACCCGTTAATTTAAACGCCTCAGATGAAAGGTTTATCCAATTGGAGGAGCAAATCCAACAAAATATAATAATAGCTCACGGGGCTACTCCGATAATCGCGGGGGTTGCGGTTTCGGGTAAGCTTGGAAGCTCTGAGGAGGTTATCGAAAACGAAGAAATGTTTCAAAGGAACGTTATAGACTCAAAGCAAACATTAATAGAGAGACACATTAACAAAATGTTAAAGGTTTCGGGTATTACTGAGAGCTTAGAGCTTGACGGGATTAAATCATTTGACAAAAAAGAGGAGGTAAACAATGCCAACTAACAAAGTTTTGTTTTTGTCCGTAGAATATCTACGGGACAACTCAATAATTAATGCAAATGTCGATAGCGTTTTATTAGAGCCTTATATCGTTATGGCTCAAAATATACACATTGAGGCTATCTTAGGAACTAAATTGTTCAATAGCTTAGTCGATAACGTAGCCTCGTTGTCAGTTGACGAAAAATTGTTAATTGACGACTATATACAACCCGCATTAATTCAATGGACTATGTATGAGGCTTTACCTTTTATCAATTATAAATTCACAAATAAGGCTGTAAGTACAAATAGCAGTGATAATGCCGACCCCGTAGGACTCGAAGAAATACACTATTTGAGGACTTCGATAAAAGACTCAGCCGAATACTTAAGCGAAAGGGTTACAAAGTTTTTAAAGGCTAACGAATTAACTTACCCTTTGTATTGTGATAATGGCGATACGGTAGACGAGATACACCCGAATAAAGATAATTTTACGAGCGGTATAGTTTTAGACTAATGACAGAAAGCGAGAGAAAAATAAACGAAATTTATGACGCTATCGTAGGGAGTGAGTTGCACCCTAACGGGTTACTAGATAGGGTCGACAAATTAGAAAGGTTTAAAGAAGTAGTTAAAAAAACGGGTTGGACGGCGACGGGCGTACTGGTTGCAATAGGTACAATATTAAAATTTATAAAATGACAAAGAATATAATAACTAATATATTAGGACTGGGGTTTATCGTATCATCTGTTTACGGTTTGTTAAAAATGGACTTAGAATTAACTAGCTTTTTTGCTTTGGTTGGTATTGGTTGCGTATTATTTTACTTTGAAAACAAAAGTATAAAAACTTTCATAAGGAAAGGGGTTAACAAATACTTAAAGAATGATTAACACCTCAAAAAACATAGTCATAGTTTTATTAATAGCCTTAGCGGGCTATTTACTTTTTATTAAAGAGGGTAAAAATACACATACTAGCTCACTAATTATAGAGGAAATTCACGACACTATAATAAAACACGATACTGTTAAGCTAAAAGAGTTAATACCTTACGAGGTTATAGAGACTAAAACGGACACTTTTTTAAAGGAGGGTATTTATAATTTTAAAGACTATGAATATAAAATAAACGACAGCTTGTTAACTGGCATAATATTTGCAAGGTCGTTAACAGACCCGAAAATAAAAATTGAATACAATGTAAAAAGTTTCGAGATTAAAGACTCAATAGTAATTCAGCCCCAAAACAACTTAAAAGGGCTTTTTTACGGTGGTTCTTTAGTTGTTAACCCGTTTGCTACTGAAGTTTATTTCGATGCGGCTAAAAGCTTTAAAAACGGTAACCAATTAAATTTCTCAATAGGTAGAAACTTCGAAGCAAAAAGGACGGTTTTTAAGGTAGGGTTTTTAAAAAAAATATAATATGACCTTAAGCATAGAGAAAAAGAAAAAAATTATTGATTTATACGCCTCAGACTTACCGAGGTTAGAAGTTCAAAAAAGACTATCTAAAGAGTTGGTAGTTTCTCAGAGGCAAATCAGAAACTATGCTTTTAATTTGGGTATCGTTGGTAGTGTTAACGGGGTGAGCAATTCTAAAGTTTTGGTTTATGATATTGAAACGTCGAGGGTTAAGGCTGACCTTTGGGGGACTGGTAAACAATACGTCGACTGGAGAAAGTTAAGGAGCGACACTAAAATAATTTCGATTAGTTGGAAATGGATAGGTGAGGACAAAGTACACGCCTTAACGTGGGACTCAAATAAATGCGATAAAAAACTAGTCGAAAAGTTTTTAAAAGAATATAACA